TGCATACAGTTGTCACGATGAGCCATTAGGCACACTCACTGAAGGGTTCAAACTTTTTGATAAACCAATGCCCTGTATTACACCAACCTGTGTTAGTAGTGCAGATAGCAAAATACCGAAAGAAAAAATATGAAAATAGAATTAGAAGATATTATGTTTTGGATGGATGCTATTCGCAACAGCGAGGATCGAGATCGTACACTTGAAAGTTTCTGGAAAGGTCAATTACGTAGTAAAGAAGCCTTAGTAAAAATGTTAGAATATAAATGCGATTACAGAAAAGAGTATTCTATTATTATTCACGGAGGGTGGAACGGTGTGTTAGCAAGTTTATTATTTAATAGTCATCTTCGTATTAAACACATCGAGTCTGTAGATATTGATCCAAGTTGTGAATCCACAGCATATACAATGAATAAAAATCAAGAAATGCAAGGAAGATTTACTGCAAGGATAGGCAATATGTGTACAGATAAGTACAGTGCAGATATTGTAATTAATACAAGTTGTGAACATTTAACAAAAGAAGACTTGAAACAATGGTTTGATAACATACCTCAAGGTACTATGTATGTTATGCAAAGCAACAATTATTCGGAACTTGAAGAACATATTAATTGTGTAAACAGTGCAGGTGAACTTGCTGAATCTGTAGACGCAAAAGATTATGATGTAGAGGAAATTAAATTGTCTAAGTATACAAGGTATATGATATCAGGAATAAAATAATGTACGAATATAAAGATATAACATCTATTCATCTTGAAGTAACAAGTAAATGTCAAGCACGTTGTCCTATGTGTCCACGTAGGCTTCAAGGAGGCCCGTTGTTAGATAGTTTATCTTTAGATGAAATTGATCTCGGCACGTTTGTTGATTGGTTTCCAAGAGACTTTGTTCGTCAATTAAAGTTTTTGAATATGTGTGGTAACTTAGGAGATCCTATTGTTGCTAAAGACACTCTTGAAATTTTTAGATATCTACATGAAACTAATCCAGGTATGTCACTACAAATGCACACTAACGGAAGCGGTAGATCAAAAGAGTGGTGGCAAGAACTTGCAAGTTTAAATGTAAAAGTTGTTTTCGGCATCGACGGATTAAAAGATACTCATGCATTATACAGAATTAATACAGATTGGGATAAAATTATAAACAATGCTACACATTTTATTCATGCAGGCGGAGATGCACGTTGGGATATGTTAGTATTCAAACATAACGAACATCAAGTAGATACTTGTGAACAAATGAGTAAAGAACTTGGTTTTAAAGGATTTAGTATTAAACACACAACAAGATTTAAAGATGGTAAGTTAGATGTTATTGATGATGACTATAATGTTACACATACATTGTTACCGTCACAGAAAAGTCTTGAAATGATAGAACCTGCTAAAAAAGCACAACAGGAAATTTTACCAACTATTAATTGCAAAGCAAAGCAAGATAGTCAAATCTATGTTAGTGCTAATGGTAATGTTAGTCCTTGTTGTTGGTTAGACTTAGAATGGTTACCACAGCATAGTTATAGTAGAATTGATTACATGACAAAAATAAAAGAATATCCTAATCTACATAAGAATACTATGCAAGAAATATTTTTATTAAACTTTTTTAATAAAATTAGTAGTTGCTGGACAACAACAGGTTTAAAAGAATGCAGTAAACAATGCGGAACCTTTGATAAACTTAACAAGCAGTTTGAAAGAATAGAACATGAGTAAAACATTTTGCCCTTTGCCGTGGATACATTTAGCAACACGACCTAATGGTGACGTTAGAGTTTGTTGTACTGCTAATGCTTCGGGTGCAGGTGTTAATGATGACAAAACAGCAGGACTTGTAAAAAAAGACGGTATTGCAATGAACGTTCGTGACCATACAATTGAAGAAGTGTGGAATAGCGAACATATGCGTAGGACAAGGTTGCAAATGCTGAACAATAAAATTCCTGAAAGTTGTCGTAAGTGTTTTGAAGAAGAGTCTAAAGGAATAAAAAGCAAACGTAACTGGGAAACAGAAGTTTGGAAAGAGCGTTTAGATATTGACACTATTGTAGAGCAAACAAAAGATGATGGAAGTTTACCTGTAAACATACCGTATTTTGATTTACGATTAGGTAATATATGTAATCTAAAATGTGTAATGTGTTCTCCGCACGATAGTTCAAGTTGGATTAAAGATTGGAAACTACAATATCCGCAGTATACAAATAAGCAACTTATCCAAGATCAAAGTTGGGATCCTTCATTTGATTATACTTGGTATAAAAAAGGAAGTTTCATTGACACAATGAAAAGCCAAGCACAACATATTAAAGAGTTGTATTTTGCAGGTGGCGAACCATTAATGATTCCAGAACATTATTCTATATTAGAATTTATGGTTGCTGAAGGTCATGCAAAAAATTGTGTTTTACGTTATAATTCAAATGGTACAGATATAAATGAAAAGTTGTTAAGTTTGTGGACAAAATTTAAACAAGTAAAATTTAATTTTAGCATAGATGCAATAAATGAAAGAAACGATTATATTAGATATCCAAGCAAATTTTCTGAAATCGAGAACAACTTAAAAATATTAGATGACACACCCGATAATATAATTGTTAATATTGCTTGTGCTGTACAAGCATTAAACGTTCATCATATAGTTGACTTAGCAGAATGGAAGTTAGAGCAAAATTATAAAAAGATTAATAGAGCACCATACGGTGCAGGCGTAATAGGGTTGCATCTTGTTTACTTGCCAAGTCATATGAATGTAAGAGTATTACCTCAAGATATTAAAGATAAAGTAAGCACAAAGATAACTAATTTTGCAACACATTTTTTACGTGATTTTGAATTTAATGTTAATCCGTATGGTAGACAACGATGGCAAGGTCTTGTTGAATACATGAACGCTGAAGATTGGAGCAATAAGTTACCTGCTTTAAAACAATACCTACAAATAAACGATAAAACACGGAAACAAAACTTTGTAGAAGTGTTTCCAGAATTGGAGTCAGTGTATAATGGATAAAGAAAAAAGAGCATTACTATGGAACAGTCTAACTAATCTCGGTGATACTGTTAAGTTAAAATTAAAAATAGACGAACATAAAGTTCAAGAACAACTTACACAATTTCAAGATAATTGGTGTCCTTATAATAAAAAGAAAGATTCGCATAATAACAGATGGGGTTTACCTATTACAAGTCATACAGGCGATGTAATGGACAACTATCATTTAAACAGTTTTGGTTATATGCAACGTTACCACGATGTTGAAATGAAAGAGGAAAACTTTACTGTTCCAACAGAAGTATATAAACAAATTCCAGATTTTGCAAATTTAGTAGATGTTTTTTCACCAGACATTGGTAGAGTACATTTACTTAGAGTGGATCAAGGAGGATTTTTCCCGCCACATAGAGATTTTCCAGGAGTAGGACCAGAGTACTTTAGATTATTATGTGTATTCGGAAAATGTAAACCTGAAAACTTTGTTCATATGCTTGATGGCAAACCTATGTATCCTGATCCAGGTTATTTGTATTTTATAAATTTTCAAAAAGATCACAGTGTGTTTAGTTTTAGTGATGGACTATATGCTCTTATATTAACAGTCAAACTAAATGAACGCACACACGATTTAATTATTAAGCATAGCATGACAGAATGAAAATAACTTATGCAGATCCTAAGAAAGAAGACTGGTTCCTTGTTAGTTGGACATTAAGTAACAAGTGTAACTATCGCTGTTCTTATTGTCCAGATTTTCTACATAACGGATCAAGCGGACAACCAGACTGGGAAACTGTAAGCAATTTCATTAAAAATTTTAAAATTCCAGGAAAGAAAATCTGTTATAGAATTACAGGAGGTGAACCTACGTTCTGGAAACACTTTATTGATATGGCAAAGTTAGTAAAAGATGAAGGTCATGCTTTTAGTTTTATTACTAATGGTAGTAGAACTGTAGAATATTATAAAACAATAAGTCAATATACTGATGGAATGATAATAAGTTACCATCCAGAATATGCAGACATTCAACATTTTATTGACATAGCGAATGAAGTATATTGCGAAACTGCAATTAACTTAATGATGGTTCCAGATCAATTCGATGAACAAGTAGCAATAGCAAAAAGAATGTATAATGATACAACAAGACTTGCAATTTGGCCAAAAGTAATTGTTGATAAAACAAGTTTAGATTATGTTACTAATGAAGTTTCAAACTATACAGAAGAACAACAAAAAATTATTTCTGAATGGCCTTATTTTAGAAAATTAAATGACGAACATTTACACAGAGGCGATATACTATACAATGAACAACCTATTACAGCAAATGATCTAATTGTTAAGGAACTTAATAACCATAAGGGTTGGAAGTGCTGGGCAGGGTTACACATGATTAAAATTGATATGTACGGAAAAATATTTAGAAGTGAATGTGAGCAAGGTGGCCCGATTGGCGATTTAAAAGATTATAATTTACCAACAGAAACT